TTCCGCCGTATCTCCACGAAACGGTCATGACTCAGCTCAAGACTGGGATATCGAGCCGTTAACGCCCGGCGTTGGTTCTGATCATCCTCGGTTGGTTACGCCGACTATTGGGTACGAGAGTTATGGGCCTCTCATCGCAGAGTTTGCAGCTGCGCATCTCAACCGTCATTTGTTTCCGTGGCAGGTAAACGTGTTGACCGGTGCTTTCGAGCATGACGCGGACAATGTGTTTACTCATTCGAGTGCTATGGCGTTTTGTGCTCGCCAGCAGGGAAAGACTTTTATGCTCAGCGCGGTGGTGGGCTTTTGTCTTCTTGAGTTGCCTCGTATTTGGGGCAGACCCGTCAAGGTTGTTTCAACGGCTCACGAGTTGAGTCTCGCTACGGAGGTCTTTGAGGATTTGCGTGATCTCTTTGAGTTGTGGGAAGAGTCGGGGCTTTGCAAAGTGACGTGGGCGTATGGTCGTCACCGCGTCAAGATGGTGGACGGGTCTGAGTATTTGGTCAAGGCTGCGACAGGGAAGAAGCACGGTATTTCGGGCGTTGACATTCTGATCGTGGACGAGTTGTGGGCCATCACGGAGGCTGCTTATTTCGGGGCGTTGAAGCCTGCACAGATTGCTGTGAAGTCGGGGTTGTCGTTGTTGGTGTCTACCGCTGGTGATGAGTCGAGCACCGTGATGAAGAAGTTGCGTGAGCAGGCGATTGGTCAGATTGACAAGGGTGAGCCGGGCGAGTTGTACATGGCTGAGTGGTCTGTGCCTGAGTCGGTCTCCCCTGATGACGAACGGTATTGGGGTTACGCAAACCCGAGCATGCCTCGCACGGTCACGTTGAAGTCTCTTCGAGCTGCACATTCCAGCCCTGACCGATCTCAGTGGCTTCGCGCTCACTGCAACATGTGGGTGAGTGCTGCATCCTCGTGGCTACCGCCGGGGCAGTGGGCAAAACGGTTTACAGAAAACACCGAGTGGGACGGGACGACATCGGTGCTCGCAGTCGATTCAGCCGTTGACGACTCAAAATACGTGGGCGTGTGGTGTCGCAAGAATACGGACGGAGACATTGTTGCCTCTGTGGAGTTTCAGACCGAGTCCATTGCTGAAATGTGGGAGCAGATTACGGCCTCGCTGGAGCGTGAACCTAAAACACAGCTCGCGATTACACCGTCTCTGTTTATTCACACGCCCGAGAAGTTCCAGCGCAGGACGGTGCAGTGGGGCTACGGCGAAATAAACAAATACACGTCAACCGTCAAGGGTCTTATCAACGAGGACAGGATTAAGCACACGGGCGAAATTCTTTTGGCGGAGCATGTAAACAGGGCGGTACTTATCCGCGGTCAGGGTGGCGCATTGTCAATTTCCAGCCAACGATCACCCGGGCCCATTGAGGCGTGTCGTTGTCTCATCGTTGCAGCTGCAATGGTGTCGAGACCCGGACAGGCAAATAAACCGACAATGGGTTTCTCAAAGTAGTTGCATTTGCAACAACCTTGTGTAAGACTCCGAGGAGATGGGTATTTTCTCACGCAAAGTTGACACGGCCTCTTTCGCCTCTGCACCTGTGCAGGCGGCTGCAGGCGCGTCCTACATCGGCAACTTCATCCAGTACACCACTGGATCCGCGGAGGTGCGCGCTCTCAGTATTCCAACGGTCAGTCGTAGTAGGGACTTGCTCGCTGGCATCATCGGGTCTGTCGGTCTGAAGCACTACAGCAAGCAGTGGAACGGCTCTGACTATGACGAGGTGTATTTGCCTCTTGAGCCTTGGATGGAAACCCCAGATCCGAAAGTCTCGCGCTCGTTCTTCTTTGTAAACATCTTTTCGGACATGTTTTTCTACGGCGCGGCTTACGCCTACGTCACCACGCGCTATTCGACAGGACTTCCTGCTTCGTTTACATGGCTTCCTGCTGCAAACATTTCGAGCACCGAGCAGACTGGTATCCCTCAGTATTACGGGCCGTCTAAAGAGCTTGAGTTCAACGGACAGCCACTTGACGTAAACAATGTGATCCAGTTCTTGAGCCCTATTGAGGGCATCTTGAAGATTGGCGCTCAAGCCATCAACACCAACATTTATTTAAACATGGCAGCTGACCGCTACGCATCTCTTGAAACTGTGCCCGGTTATCTTCAGCAGATTGATGGCGAGGACATGTCAGGCGATGATCTTGGTTCGCTTGCTTCTGCGTGGGCTTCGGCGCGTAAACAGAACGCCATTGGCGCGTTGTCGCGTCAGGTTCAGTTCCGTGAGTTTGCACAGAACCCTCAAGAAGTCATTGCGGATCAGCGCAAGTATCAGTCCCTTGAGATGGCTCGTCTTTGTTCAGTCCCTGCGTACCTCGTAAGCGCACCAACTGAGGGCGCTTCGATGACGTATCAGAACGCCCAGCAAGCGCGTCAGGATCTGTATCTTTTTGGCGCTCGCATCTACATGGATGCTATTGAGCAGACACTTTCCAGCGCACAAGTTCTTCCAAGAAATCGGTACGTCGAGTTTGACATCGAGGACTACGAAGGATCCGAAAGCCCTAGTGGCATGCCTAACAATGAAACGGATGATGAGTTGTGAAGATTGAGTTTGTAGCTGTGCCAGTCACCTTGGACGCTGCCGCTGGCGAGGACAGCCCCCGTACCATCACGGGCGTGGCTGTACCTTGGGACACTCCAGCGACAGTGTCCTCGGGTGAATCGGTGATGTTTCGCCGTGGCGCTTTTGACGTAAACGCAAAGGCACCAAAACTGCTCGAGGGTCACGACATGACGCAGCTGCGTGGTGTTGTCACCGAACTCGTTGAAGCCGAAGAGGGTCTTTTGTTTACAGCAAAGTTTGCAAAGACTCGCGCCTCTGATGAGGCCATTGAACTGGTTAAGGCTGGCGCTTACGACTCCGTGTCCGTTGGTGCCATTCCAATCAAGTTTAAGTACGACAAGAACGGGACAATGGTTGTCTCGAAGGCTTCTCTCGCAGAGATCTCACTTGTCGCCATGCCAGCGTTTTCCGATGCTGTCATCACAGAAATCGCTGCTTCCCAGCCTGACGAAGAGTCAGAAGAAGAAGTTGTCGAACCCCAACCCCAAGACATTTCCGAGGAGGAAACCATGTCACAAGTAATCCCAACGGTTGAGGCTTCGGCTGAAACTGTTCCAACAGCACCAATCTTTGCGGCAGCACGTCGCGAGACCCCACTTCCGACAGCAGTGGAGTACATCGCTGCTGCCATTTCAGGTGGCGATCAGTGGCGCGCAATGTCAGAAGCACTCCGCGCAGCTGCACCTGACATCGTCACAACCGACACACCCGGCATCTTGCCAACCCCAATCCTTCAGCCTGTTTACAACAACTTCATCGGTCGTCGTCCAGTAGTTGATGCAATCGGCGTTCGTGCAATGCCTGCAGGCGGCAAGGTTTTCATCCGTCCTGAGGTCACCACGCACACAAGCATCGGTGCTTCTATCGGTGAGCAGGCTCCAACCGCTGGCACCTTAGTTGTGTTTAACAACCAATGCACCAAGCAAATTTTCGGTGGCTACGTGAATATCAGTGAAGCCGATATCGATTGGAGTGACCCTTCAATCCTTCAGGTTGTTCTTGACGACATGGGCCGTATCTACGCAAACGCAACCGACAACTACGCCGCTGACCAGTTGGTCGCAGGCGCAACCGTCACACAAGCATTTGCTCTTGCAGACGTGGCTAAGCCTGAAGTTTGGTCAGCAGAAATTGCTGAAGCAGCATCAACAATCTTGAGCTCTTCAAACGGCAACTTGCCTACTCACCTGTTTGTTTCACCAGACCGCTGGCGCAACCTCATCGCGCTTGCCGATACCGCTAACCGTCCGTTGTTCCCACAGGTGGGCCCAATGAACGCATACGGCGATCTTGGTGTGAACTCGTACGGCGGTAACGCTTTTGGCTTGTCCGTTGTTGTTGACCGCAACTTCGCCAGTGGCACCGCCATCGTTGGCGATGCTTCGGGTTACGAACTGTTTGAACAGCAAAAGGGCACCATGTCCATCGAGTCACCATCCACGCTTTCGCGCACAATCGCTCTCCGCGGTTACTTCGCAGCGTTGATGATTGACGAGACAAAGTTCGTCAAGTTCACCTTCGCCTGATAACTAGGTAGTCGGGAAAGGGTCTGTATGTCTGTTTACACAATCACTCACGGTTTTCACTTTGATGATGTGTCGGCCGTACAGACCCTGACCCCTTCCGAGGTTCAGCCCGGTGACAGCATCGTTGTCGCAGGCGCTGGCGCAAAGTTCAACGGCACCTTCACCGTTATTAGCGTTGAAGAGTGGGAGTACATCGGGAAAGACCAGCAGGGCTATTTCGAGTTCAACTATGACGTGCCAAAACTCAATCAGGTTTTGTATGCGGTCACTGGTCAGGCTGACGATGAAGAGTATGCAGCTCTTGCTGGCACTCTGACGTTTACAGAGACCATCACTTGGACTACTTCAGCCCTTGTGCTGTCGTGGCTTGGTATTGACGTGGCAACCGCTAACGACACGGCCTTTGTGGCTAAGTGTGTGAGCGCTGCTAACGCTTGGTGTTTCCGTAAACGCCGTGAGGCTGGCTACACCGATCAGCAAGGCACTGTCCCCAGCGCCGATGTTGAACTAGGTACGACAATGTATGCAGCAACCCTGTACCGCGAACGCGGAACCAGTGGTGACTCGTACGGTGGCTTTGACGGTATGGGCAACTTGCCTATGCCTGTCACTCTCCACCGCATTATGCAGCTGCTCGGTTGTGGCAGGGCACAGGTCGCCTAATGCCTGCATCGGGGATTCTTGTTGACGCTGTAAACGCAGTAAAGACACAACTCACCGCGCTGAGCCTTGTCCCCATCACAGACCCTCGTAACGCTCGGCCAATGTCGGTTCTAATTCAACTGCCAACGGTCACAGCGTTTACATACAACGTGGGCGACATCCGATTAACCCTGAGCGTCCTTGCACCGCCCCCCGGTAATCAAGACGCAGGCGACTACCTCATGACAGTTGCCGACCAAATAATGAACTCACCAATCGCGGTCACGGATCTTCGTCCGGGCCTCGTTTCCGTTGGAGGGCAAGACCTGCCTTCTTACGACTTAACCGTTGCCGTAGCCGTACGGCGCAACTAACCAAAAGGAGCCCTCATGGCTACAACAACATTCCTCAGCAATGCCACGATTAACATCACGCAGGGCGCAACCACAACTGACCTTTCAGATCAGGCAAACCAATGCACAATCACCATCGGTAACGACCCGTTGGAAATCACCGCCTTCGGTGATACAGGCCACAAAATGGCACCGGGTCTTCAATCAGTTGACGTGTCAATCACCTTTTTCTTGTCTTATGGCGCAACCGAAGTTGAGGCCATCCTTGCTTCTTGCGTAGGTCTTGGAACCACCACTCTTGTCATCTCGCCATCAGGCACGACCGAGTCCGCCAGCAATCCTGAGTACACCATCTCGAACTGCATGCTCTCTGATTTCACCCCCATCAATTCGACCGTGGGCGAGATTGCCACTGTGACAGCGAATTTCACTTCAGGCACTTGGGTGCGTGACGTCACCGCCCCTTGATCTAAACCACATCATTTAGGAGAAACAAATGAAACTCAAACTTGAAGTCAAAGAAACCGAGCGAACCTACACCGTTGAAACAAACCTTTTTGTTTTAGTGGCGTGGGAACGCAAGTTCAAGCGCAAGGTCTCAGATCTTGCAAACGGCATTGGTATGGAAGACCTTGCATTTATGGCGTACACCTGTTGCCAGCAAATCAACCATTCCGTACCGGCCGTCTTTGACGATTATGTCAAGCGCCTTATCAGCATTGAAGTGTTAGACGAGGAAACCGCAAACCCTACGGAAGAGGCAGTTACCTCCGAGTCCTAGCAGAAATCCTGCTGGCGACTGGTTTCTGGCCTCCACAAATACCCTTCGACATTGAAGCATTGGAAACGGTGCTGAAGGTCTCACACGAAAAGCCCCAGCAATGACTCGATACGTCAATACAACATCTTTAGAAGTGGTAGGCGTTAAAGAGGCTTTGCGTAAACTCAACAGCATTGACAAGGTTGCTCGTCGTCAGCTCACAAAAGATTACGCACAGATTGTTTCCCCGATTGTTCGTGAGGCTCAAGGCTTGACACCCAATGAGGCTCCGCTGTCAGGTATGGCGTACAGGTGGAAGGGTCGAGGTGCTAAGCAGACCAAGCCCATTTTTCCGTGGGCTGGCGCTAAAGATGATCGCAGCATTAAGCCATTCGTGTCGGGCAAGAAGCCTCGCCAGTACGGCAACTATGTGAGCAACCTTGCCACGTTTGGTGTGCGCTGGACTAGCCCTTCGGCGCTGACTGTTGAGATGTCCGGCAAAGGAAAAGTCCCTACTGCTAAGGGTAAGCAAATGGTGCAGGACTTGTCGCAGCGTTACGGCCAGCCGGGGCGTTTCTTGTGGCGTTCTTATTTGAAGCACGAAGAAGAAGTCGTGCGGAATGTGACAAAGTTAATTAACGACTTAATGCGTCGAGTACAGAGGGACATCTAATGGCGATAACTATCCCAATCATTAGCCAGTTTGACGGCAAGGGCATCCAAAAAGCCATCAAGCAATTTAAGCAACTTGAGACCAACGCTCAGAAGGCTGCTTTTGTTTTGAAGAAGATGGGTCAAGCTGCTGCGATTGGTTTTGCAGCTGTTGGCGTCGCAGCTGCCATTGGCGCTAAGTCTTTGTGGAACTTTGCTCAGATGGCTCGCGCAGATCAACTGGCGCAGGTTCAACTTGCTGGCACTTTAAAATCGACGACCAAGGCAACTGACGCACAGATTGCAGCCGTTGAGGATTACATCGACGTGACTGCCCGTGCCACGGGTGTGGCGGATGACGATCTTCGTCCGGGTCTAAATAGGTTGCTCAGGTCTACGAAGGATGTCACCAAGGCTCAGAAACTGTTGTCGCTGGCATTAGATATTTCGGGGCGGACTGGCAAGCCGTTGGAGGCTGTGGTTAACGGTTTGGCTCGTGCGAGCGAGGGTCAGAATTCTGCTCTTGGTCGTTTGGGTCTTGGTTACAGCAAGGCAGAGCTGAAGGCTAAGAAGTTCAGCACTATTCAGGATGAGTTGACAGCAAAGTTTGCTGGCGGTGCTAACGAGAAGGCTGCAACTTTTGAGGGCACGATGGCTCGTCTGTCCATCACGCTGGACGAACTGAAAGAGTCGCTTGGTCTCTACATTTTGCCTTACATCCAAACCCTTGCTGAGTCCGCGATTAAGGTTGCTGACGCTTTCGGCAAGAAGGGTTTCGCTGGCGGTGTCGAGGAACTGAAGTTCCAGCTGCAGTTTCTGTTGTACGACACAGACGGAAACCTCAACGCAATCGGTAAACAAATTAACGCTTTACTTGGAGCGTTTAACAGCATTGCTCGAATTAAAAACCTGTACAACTTCGCAACCTTCCAACCTCTTGGTGAACTGATTGCCACAGGTAGCACGGACTTTTCTTTCAGTGCTGGAACTCGACAAGGGTTTGCCGAAACCACCGATATGACTTTGCGGTCTCAGCGCCAACGTGGCGTGACCGCTACACAAGGTCTCGGAGCCAGCACTTATGCAGCTCGTAACCCGGGAAGCATCATTGTGCAGGTTTCCCCTGTCACTGATCCGAAAGCGGTTGCTGGCGAGATTCGACGCATCCTGCGTGAAGGCGCTCGTAGCGATGGCGGTTATGGCATCCGTATGGGTTCAGGTCGCTAATGCCGTTTCCCGTCGCCACTGTAGAAATCGCTTTTGACGACGGCCCTTATGTCCTGTTCCCAACGTGGACGAACGTCACCTCGTATGTCCGTGAGATGTCAACAGACCGTGGACGCTCCGACGATTGGGACACGTTCTCAGGCAACGCGCTAGTGGTCTTGAGCAACCGAGACCGACGCTTTGACCCGTTCAACACTTCAGGCCCTTACTACGGCAAACTTTTACCGCGCCGTCAGATCCAAATCTCAGCCGTTCACGAAGGAGTCACCTATCGAGTGTTTCGTGGGTTCATCCAAGGATGGCCTCCAGCGTGGACAGACGCAGGGCAAGACTCCACCGTGACCCTGTCCTGCATGGACGCTTTAGGTTTCCTTGCCTCTGAGACGCTCCCTGCTGACTGGAGCCGTAACTACATCCTGTCGACGTCTCCACGCCACTACTACCCCTGTGACGAGCCTGTAGGGCCTTACACGCTTAACCAGTCTCTGAGGGACTACGGCTCCGAGCCGTTAAACATGGCGACAACTGCAGCTGCTTCTAGCGGTTCTCAACTTGCTGTGGGGCTTGTTAATAGTTCCGTGACTGGCACAGGCTCCGACGCTGCACTTTCGGCGCAGGGCGGAACGAACAGCAGTCCGGGCAGTTTCTCGGTTTCTTGTTGGGCGATACCTGACTCATCGGGCAGCATCTCACAGTTTTTATACGGCAGTATTTACAACCATTTTTGGTATTTGAGTTACGACAACAGCACAGGCAAGTTCCTTGTGGAAGTGACCGAGCCATCATTCGGTAACTCAAAGGTCGCCAGCACTAACTCGTCAGGTTTTGATTCGGGCGCTGCTCGCATGCTGTCTTTTGACTGGAACAGCGCAGCGCGTACCATCACGCTTTACATCGACGGCATCTTGATTGCGACCACGACTGTAAACAACGCTGGCATTTACATTGCGCTTCCTGAGGCTGTAAACATCGGCACAGGATCAGTGCAGCAAGTCATCGTGTGGAGCACCGGCATTGCCCAATCCATCTTCCAAGAAATCTTTAAGTACTCCACGGTTGCACTGGCTGAAACTACAGCTGCACGATTCACACGCCTTATCGGTCAAACCCCGTTTCCTGCATCTTTGACTAGTGGGCCATCTGCGCCTGCGTCGGGTGTGCTCGACATCACTGACGACGCTCCCCGTGTCACCAGTGAACTGCAGAAGGTTGCAGACTCCGAATATGCACCGCTATTTGTGAGCCGTACAGGTGTGGTGACGTTGTACAACCAAAACCAAATCCGCACACAGACACGCTCGATTGTTTCTCAGGGCACCTACGGCGCTGGGGGTATTGCTATCGGGCCTGAGGTCACACTGTCTTACGACGGCGACTCAATGCGTAACGAAGCCAATATCAGCATGTCGGGCGGTGGTGTTTACATCGGGCGTAACACGACGAGCGTTACTACTTTCGGCGCTGCTGAGGAGTCGCTTGACACTCAGGTTTCTACGCTTGCTGACGCTGTGGACGTGAGCAACATCATTACGCAGTGGGGCGGTCAGGTTTACCCGAAGGCTGATCCGTTTGAGGTTGTGCTGTCGCCCACGTCAAGTTGGGCTAACACGCTTGACCGTGAACTCAATGACCGCATCACCCTTGTTGTTCAGCCTCCGACTGGTAATGCGATTACAACGCCGATGCTTATTTCTCGTATTTCGCACACGGTCACTCCGGGTCGTTGGTCTACGACTTTTGAGGGGTCTGCTCGTTGGGCTGCTGTTTTCATTCTCAACCAATCCACCTTGGGTGGAACTGACCTTTTAGGATAACTACATGGCTACACCCACAAACCTTCCCGCTTCGTTTACATCTGGACAAGTACTAACCGCTGCACAGCAGAACGACCTGCGTGGCGCGTTTCGTATTTTGCAGGTCGTACAAGGCACGACAAGCACCGCTGCAACTAATGCAACTTCTACTTACGCTGATACAGGTCTCACGGCAACAATTACCCCACAAAGTTCCTCCAGTAAAATCCTTGTGTTGGTCAATCAGGTTGGAGGCGACAAAAACGTGCTCAACACTCAAAATGCCATCGCATTACGCCTAATGCGTGGAGCCTCCCAAATAGCCTTGATAGCGCACAGCGCCGGGTACACAAACTCATTATTAAACGTTCGTGTCGCAACAATGAGCACCGCCTATTTGGATAGCCCTGCAACCACATCAGCGATTACATACAAGACGCAGTTCATGTGCATCTCTAACGCAAGTGGCGTATCAGTTCAAATTGGTGGAGACCTGTCAACAATCACTCTCTTGGAGGTATCAGCATGACGCATGAAGAACTCACTCAACTATTACTTGATTCAGGTTTTGACTGTGGTTGGGCTTTGTCAGGAAACACCCTTATTTTGTGGGAACACGACACAGAACCACCAGCCCCACTTGTACGACCCACGGAGGCAACCGATGAAGCGCCTACTGCTGACGCTGACACTGGCACTAGCGCTGACTAGCTGCGCTGACCGCGTACGCCACAACTGCGAAGACACCCAAGCCACAGGCACATTCGAAAGGCGATGCCCATGAACCCCGACAAACGACTCACCAACGAAGAAATCAAAGCCCGACTCATCCTCATCGTCGGCGTCGCACTTTCGTTCTCATTCGTGGCTGCAATCGTCTCGCTGATTTACGGGCTCTTGTTCGTAACGCAACCTCTCGAGCAGGCACCCAATGACGCCGAAGCATGGGCAGTCCTTTCACCGATGCTGATGACCCTTGCCGGTGGTCTGATTGGACTACTTGCTGGCAACGGCCTCAAAGACAAACCGAAAGAACCACCAACAGGGACACCCATACCATGATTAGCGCCACCGTCACAGTCGCCACCACCCCAACCCTGCTCGTAGCAGGCGCAACAGGCACACGCACGATCTACCTCCACGTAGACGGCAACACCATCGTCTATTTAGGCGGTGCAACCGTCACCACCGCTGCAGGTACAGCCGTAGAAAAACACACCAGCCCCATTGCCATCACCCTTCGAGATGGCGACACCCTGTACGGCATCGTCACAACTGGCACCGCCGATGTAAGAGTTCTGAGGGACAACTAATGCCACGCAAATACCCGTTCTACCCAGCGTGGGATGGTGGAGCTGCTTCACCCGTCACGAAGAAGTTCTACGACCTCTGCAAACGCCGTTGGGCATTCACCAACCTCGGTATGTATGTCGTACGCCCGATGCGTGGCAGTAAAAACTTGAGTACGCATGCAACTGGATTCAGTGTCGATATGGGCTATCCCAAGACTCGTGCAGGCCGTGCTGTAGCGCGTGAAGCATGGGACTGGCTAATCGAGCACAGCGAAGAGCTGCGAATCTGTGAAATTCACGATTACTCGTATCTCAACCCGAAGCAGGATCCGAAAGACAAAACCCCGTGGGGACGTGGCTATCGCTGTTCTCGTGGCGAAGGTGTCAAAGGTGTGAAGGTGTTTACAGCAACAGACAACGCAGGCACACCCGGCGGTGCATGGCTGCATGTCGAGGTGTCCAACGATTGGGAATCCCCAGAGGCTTTTGAGGCTGCATGGCGCGCCCTACCTAAGCCTGTAAAGACTCCCTAGGGGCTTGGTCTCTCCTAGGGGCTAGGAGGGTTGGGTGTGTTGTTTCTCCCCCACTCCAGCCCTCCGCTTTCGTAATGCTTGACAAATGTTTACACGCATGTCAGAATGTTTACACGGGCGACCAAGCGCCCCCAAACAAAGGAGACAACATGAAAAAGTGTGGCAAGTATTTCATCAACAAAGAAGCCACTTATGCAGTAATGAACGACTGCAGAAATTGGTGGATCGTGTGCCCAATTATTGACGGTCAAATTGACATTGGCTCCGAACGAGCTGTGTTTGTAAACGGCACATATGCCGATGCAGTTGCAACCGTAAAAGAATTGAGCAACTGATGTTCGATGACTTGCCACTCTTCCGCAGTGCAGACCCAATCACCTCAGTGCTAGGCGCTGGCGATGTAAAGCCACGCAGACGCTCTCAGGCGATGCTTTTGCT